TGTCGGATATATTCTTGTATTCAGCCGCAATCACATGAAATCAAAGGATAGAAAAGCAGCACGACCTCGCTTTCATGTATATTTTCCAATTCACATAACCAGTGATGCAGACAGCTATGTTGCATGCAAGCATAAGATTTTTTCAGCATATCCCTTCTTTGATGATAACGCTCTCGACGCTGCCCGTTTTTTGTATGGCTCACCCGGCAGCAGCATTATCTGGCATGAAGGCAGTCTGACAATTGATGATTATCTGACACTGATGTCAAAAGCATCAATTCCACAGGGACGTCGTAATGCTGCTATGTCACATTATGCAGGAAAAATTCTGAAAAGACTGGGGGAAACTGAGAAAGCATATCGGAAATTCCTTGAAAAATCACAGGAGTGTGAACCCTCGCTTGAACAGAATGAACTTGATAAAATATGGGCAAGTGCCTGCAAATTCTACAAAAAGATTTCCTCTTCTCCCGATTATATTCCACCTGATGAATACGGCAACGGCACTCTGAAACCGGATGATTTTTCTGATATTGGTGAAGCAAGGACTTTTGCAGCAGTATATGATGGTGAGGTTTGCTATACAGAAGCGACCGGATTTCTTCGTAACAATGAGATCTACTGGATGGAATCCAGACAGCGACCGATTGCGGCGATGATGGAACACACAGATGCACAGCTTGAAGAAGCCGGGAATATGATTGAGGCATCTTATGAAAAGTTAGAATCCCTTGGTATTTCCCGTGGACAAGCTATGGCAGGCGGAAAAAAGCTTCTGGAAGCTATGAATTCTGATCAGGCAGATGCGTATGCCGAATTGCAGAGCAATAAGTCTTACTATGCTTTTGTTATGAAATGCCGTAATATGAAAGGGTTAAAAGCTGCAATGGAAGCAGCAATGCCTCTGCTTGAAAAGCAGCCGGACGAACTGGACAGCAATCCTTTTCTCCTGAACACACCCTCCTGTACATTGAATCTGACAGAAGGTCTTTCGGGTATGCAGGAACACAATCCGGAAGATTATATCACAAAAGTCACTGCTGTGTCCCCTGATGACATCGGTGCAGATATATGGAACGATACACTTAACCTTATTTTCTGTGATGACAGAGAGCTGATTAAATATGTTCAGCGGATCGTCGGAATGGCAGTAATCGGAAAGGTGTATATTGAAGCACTGATTATTGCATATGGAGAAGGGCGAAATGGTAAGTCTACATTCTGGAATGCAATTGCACGGGTGCTTGGAAGTTATGCAGGTAATATGTCTGCGGATACCCTAACAGTAGGATGCAAAAGAAATGTAAAACCTGAAATGGCAGAACTGAAAGGAAAACGCCTTATTATTGCAGCGGAACTGGAAGAAGGTATGAGACTGAATACCAGCGTGATAAAACAGCTCTGTTCAACGGATGCAGTCTATGCCGAAAAGAAATATAAAGCACCATTCAGCTTTATCCCCAGCCACACACTGGTTCTTTATACCAATCACCTTCCGAAGGTTGGTGCTTCTGATGCAGGAACATGGCGAAGACTGATTGTTATTCCGTTTCATGCCAGAATCGAAGGTGATAGCGATATTAAGAATTTTGCGGACTATCTTGTTGACCATGCAGGCGGTGCAATTCTGAAGTGGATCATTGAAGGTTCACGCAAAGTAATCATAGAAGGCTTCAATATGAAACCTCCCAAAGTTGTGTGTGATGCTGTAGCTGATTATCGTGAAAACAATGACTGGCTTGGAAAATTTCTGAACGAGAACTGCATCATGGATGCGTCATATCAGGAAAAATCCGGTGAGCTGTATAAAGCGTATCGTACTTACTGCATCAATATGCATGAATACACCCGCGGAACCGGAGATTTTTATGCGGCTCTGGAACAGGCAGGGTATCGAAAGAAGAAAACCAAGACCGGCATCATCATCCACGGGCTTATGCTGAAAACGGATGATTTTGCCGAAGATATGAGCTTTTTAGACTAAAAGGTGCAGGTGTTGCAGGTCTTATCATAAAGTTATATATATAGATTTTTTTGAAAAAAACACTATATAGAAAGTTATAGAAACGACCTTCTACACCTGCACCCGAAAGGGTAAAACATGAGAGAAAAGAACGTAGAATCGGCATTTATCGATGCTGTAAAAGGACAAGGCGGACTGGCACTGAAGTTGGTCTCTCCCGGCTTTAACGGGATGCCCGACCGCCTGGTGATATTTCCCGGTGGAATTATTGCATTTGTTGAAGTGAAAGCACCGGGCAAAAAGCCGGGAGCGTTACAGCTTTCAAGACACAGACTGCTGAAACGGTTCGGCTTCAGAGTTTATATTCTGGATAACATTGACGATATTGGAGGAATGATTGATGAAATACGAACCACATGACTATCAGAAATTTGCTGTTGATTTTATTGAAACGCATCCGCAGGCAGCCATATTGATCGGATGCGGATTAGGAAAAACCAGCATCACGCTCACTGCACTGAACGATCTGATGTTTGACAGATTTGAAGTAAAAAAGCCGTTGATTATCGCTCCCATTCGTGTCTGCCGCAACAGCTGGGCAGCAGAAATTGAAAAATGGGATCATCTGTCCAATCTGACTTACAGTCTCGTACTTGGCACAAGCAAAGAACGTCTTGCAGCCCTGCAGAAAAAAGCTGACCTCTATATCATCAATCGTGAAAACGTACAGTGGCTTATTGAACAAAGCGGAGTAGCCTTTGACTTTGATATGGTTATTATTGATGAAATGTCCTCTTTCAAGAACCACCAGTCAAAAAGATTCAGGGCACTCCGAAAAGTACGCCCTTTTATAAAACGAATTGTAGGGCTTACAGGAACACCCTGCAGCAATGGACTTCTTGATTTGTGGGCACAGTTTCGCCTGATCGACAAGGGAGAACGTTTAGGGAAACAGATCGGACAGTATCGTAATGAATATTTTACTCCTGACTGGAACGGATTCACCTATACATTAAAGCATGATGCTGACAAAAAAATCTATCATAAAATATCGGATATCAGCATTTCCATGAAAACAACAGACCACTTAAAAATGCCGGAACTGATATCTGTATCTGTTCCCGTATATCTCAGCTATGATGAACTGCAAACATATGAGGAAATGGAAAAGCAGTATACGTTGCCGTTGTTAAATTCAGAAATCACAGCCGCCAATGCTGCGGTTCTCTGCGGAAAGCTCATACAGTTGACAAGCGGATGCATTTATGATGATAACGGCAATAAAGTAGTTATCCACAGCCGAAAGCTGGATGCTCTTGAAGATCTGATTGAAGCGGCAAATGGAAATCCTGTCCTGATTGCTTACTGGTATAAACACGAACGTGAACGTATTATAAAACGATTTAATGCCCGTGAGATTAAAACCGATGCTGACATCCGTGACTGGAATCATGACAAGATCCCGATCGCACTTCTGCAGCCGAGTGCAGCAGCACATGGCCTGAATTTGCAGGATTCATCCGGAAATACAATCATCTGGTATACAATTCCATGGTCACTGGAACTCTACCAGCAGACCAATGCAAGACTCTGGCGTCAGGGACAAAAAGCTGAGTCCGTTGTGATACAGCACCTGACAGTACAGAATACCATTGAC